CATGAAGATATACTTCCAGTTTTTTTATCTACTATTCCTATATCAAGATGTCCTACCACATTTAATTCAGGAATTTCAAGCCTTTTTTCCATTATTATAGTATAATTATCATCTGCCATTTCTTCACTATTTATTATTGCTTTTTGTATATCTTCATGTACAACTGTTCCAAGACGTAATAATCTCATAACCCTGTCATCCATTTTGGGTTCTATCTTTCCTTCTTTTCTTAGCATTAATTTCTTGAAACATGAACCAGCAGAAGAAGCACTAAACCATCCTTCGTGATTTATATACTTAGCTCTGTTGATTTTTTGTTCTTTTTCTAATTCTGAGGCGTAAATTTCCTCTACATTTATCATGTATTCCTCCTTAAAAATGCCCCCAAATTTAATAATATTTAAACTTAGGGGCTATTGTTTTTACCAGTACGTTCTTTTATCGAGCATCTGTTTTTGTACTTTTGCACGACCTTTGTAAACAGATTCATCACGAAGTTCTGGATGATTTGATTGTATTTGTCTTCTGCATCGAGTAACTGAATCATGTCCTGTTAAAGAGCCATCTCTAAGTAATTCAAGGAATTGTATTGCAGTAGTTCCATTGACATTATCATGTTTTATTCTCTTTAAATCCTCAAACCATATTCTAGAGATTAAAGCTAAATCAGACTTTTGATAAGTTTTGTTTTCAACTAATAATCTTCTTACTCTTGCTTCTAGATACTTTCCTTTTCCCATTCTATCACCCTTGTATTTACCTAACATATTGCAAAACCTCCCGATTCACCACAAAATACTCCAAATCTGACAATTGCATCTCTTGATGGTGGATAGCTGGATGCCCAACTTCTTTTATGGTATATGCTGTCCCAGATAGGTTTGTCATGAACATCATAGTTAGACGGAACAATATCAGAACCATATTTTATTCTCATTTTGTCTTGAAACACATCAAGTTCAGCATCTACTTTTTTGTTATGTATTTTAGCTTCATTATAAGGAATCATCATTTCATCTTCCCATGTTTGGATTATGCCTTGTTTATCTAATTTTCTTAGTCTACTTGCTATTCTATTAGCTTTTGTTTTACAGATTTCATCTCCGCTATTAGAAAGCCCAGCATTTATGTCATCATCAGATAAGAAATCATCACAAGATGCACAAACAAAGTTCCAAATTGGTCTCCAAAACCATACATTAGCCCGAAAATACTCCCCAGGATTTAGGTCTTGGTGTTCATTTTGTGCTTCAAAGTACAGTTTCTTATCATTCTCATTCATCTCATCCCAATTATTCCAACCATTTTCATCATAAAACTTTGACAAAATAGTTGGAGGTATTTCATTTACTTTAGGGTTTATCCCATATATATCATATCCCATATTATCTCCTTAGTATAGTCTGATTGGTTGTTGATTCCTGTAATTATAAACATCCTCTATCATTCTTAGGTAGTCTACTTGATTATCACATTTTATGAATTGCTCAGGAATAATACTTACTTTATGCACTAGTTTATGATGGTCAAAGTCTGGATGAGTAAGACAATCTATATATGTTAATACAAATGTCTTATGTCTATAGACTTTATCATTAAACTCTTTAAACTCAGAGACTTTATCAAGGATAGTCTGTACTTCAGCAATACTTTGTCTTACAACAAATTTCCCAAACTTATAATCTTTGAATAATTGCTTAGTATGTTCACCAGACAATAATACAAGAAGAGTAGAGATAGGATATTTATACTTTTTGACAAATTCATTTAATATCAAATAGTGTTCAAATCCTCTTATACAATAATGACTAAGCATTTGAGCAGAACTCCACGGTCTTTGCGCTCCATTGTATCTGCCTATATCGTCTACAGTCATTCGTGAAAAGATATATCTTACTGGCAATCCTTCTCTTTCGCAACCAGCAAATGTATGTTGTCCTTCCATTATCTCGAATTCCTTGTTTACTTTAACTGGTGACTCACTGCGCAAATCATTATTTTCAATCTCTTGAATAATTTCATTAATATGATGTTCATTCAAATCACGATTCGCTTCAACAAATTTAAACTTACCATAATCTGTTGATTCATATTGTTGTGGACCCTTTACCTTTTTATCCACTTTATTGTTCTTTTTTACCATCTTTGGTTCCTCTGTTTATTTCCGTGTTAGTAAATTTAATTCTACAAGTATCTAATACCATCACGGCATTCTTTCCTTCAGCATATGCATCAACAACTTTATCGGGATACTTATCCATGATTTCTTTTATTGATACTTTACCAAGCCTAAATTGAGTATAACTCTCTCTATGCTCATCATTCAGTTCAATCTTTTTCATTAAAATACTCTCCATATTCTTAATATTGATATAATTATTGTTAGTACAAACAATACAATAATAATTATTTCAAAATACATATTTATAAATTCAACTACTCTATCTATCATATCTTACCTCAAAATTTGGGAATGCTTCTCGTATGTTGGTTGGAGGAACATGAGAAGGAAACACTCCCAACCATAGCTCTTCTCGAAGCTAAGTTATTAATTTTCTGCTATTAATTCCATTTACCATCAAAATTACTAGTATGAAAACTTGTTTTTTTTACATCTCTTTAGCATCTTTATAGCCTCTTACATATTCATCAGTAGGTTTAAGCCGTTTTAAATACTTCTTCAAAGACTTAGCCGACTTAACTAAATCTTCTTGATACATTATTAAATGTTTCAATTTGTTATCCTCCAACATTAATTATAAAAAGTTTAGGTAGCCCTAGCTTCTAACTACCAATAATACGCTTTCGGGGCATTGACTGTTCTCCCTTTTAGCCACTCCATCTTTCGGCAGAGTACGTATCAAACACAACATCTTAGGGACATCATTCCTTACAGATTGGTTTATCTCTGCAACTAATAAGTTCAGTTTAGGATTCGCACCCTACTAACAAGTAATTAACTTGACCTGACTCTTCATCACAAACTATCAGCCTTGCGAGCGGATAGCACCCTAGTATTTCAAGGGTCTAGTGTTCTATGGACCAACCGTTTAGAGACTAATGCGTTATCTTTATTTAAGGTTAGCCGTCCCACGGGGGTTACCCGAGAGAGAGCCATCTTTTTAGAGATAATGGAAGGGGTGAAATGTCTGCTCTAAATTGTAGCTTACTCTCTTTCGAGAATCTATACTACGAGACATCTCTATGTTCTCCGTTACAAGTTTACATGGTACAAATACCCACATGACAACCATTACTGGTAAGTCTAGGATACTCTACTGAACACAAGGTTTATTAGTTAACGTACTAATATAACTCATATTCTATGCATTTCCTTATTGTAGTTTCCTACTCACTCGGCTATTCCAAACCTTGATAATCGACCAACGCCTGCTCAAAGAGACTTAACGAGGCACCATATAATATGCACTTGCATACACAAACACCCTAAGATGTCGCTTACTCATCCCATCACTGAGAACTTTCAACTTTATATCTATCTCTAGATTTATCTAACGAGTATATACACCCGAACAGTTTATGGACTGTTAGCCAAAGTTTGGTTGAGTTTGAAGACTTCCCAGGTCTAAAACTTGCCCTACTCTTTGCCATACAACAAAGCTTCGGGGTACTTCTCTTTACATTGCTGCAAAGATACAGATATAAATACTACCTGTCGTGTACAATCAAGTACAACACACCACACTTTAGTGGCGTAATCCAATCGTATAGACATATTACCTCCCTTAGTCTTGATTAGTAAAAATCTTGATGTTATAGTCTTTGTTCTGACTTTATTATACAACTGTCGATGTGGGACATAAGTTTTCGTACTAATGAATTGTCTCCGTGACAAAACACTTTCCTTACTTGTCGGTCAAGCATTTCCTATGCTATCCCACATCCAACCGTTCATGGCTCTTGCAACCATCATACTTTGTGCGACCACATTGTATCGTTAAAATGTTATTTACATTCAACACCTGCTCGTGACAGATGTGGAAATAAAATCACATTATCCTTTAGACATTATTTGAAAAACATCCGTGGACTTCCTATCTAATGTGAGTTCTTTCGAACGCTTTGAGCCTAACACCTATTTATACTCGCTCAAACGAGTTGATTGGAAGGATGGATATACGGAGAACGAAGGTATCCACCACCAACCTGTTCGGTATAAGTTACATCTATATAACCTATCAGTTTATTAGACTGACATACCAATACAATTAAAAACAAAAAAAGGAGGAAATAGTTCGCTACGCTACTTCCCCCCCCAACCCATACGAAAAACCTTAGCTAGAATGCTTACTTGATTAGATGTCCCAAGAGGATAACTTTTCAAGCTCGTCTAATATCTCTTTAAGTGCCGCTTTACCATCTGCTACGCAAGTGATAGAGTCATTCCACTTCTTCCTTGTAGCTCTCCGCTCAAGAGTAGACACCATAGTGATGTACTTGTTCTTAAGTTTAAACTGAGTTCTACGTGGCTTCAGAGGAATCTCTTCAATTGCATCAAAGATTGCTTCAAGTAATGTCACACACATCTTATCAGAAATAACCGAAGATATTGCTGACGTCAAAATCATACCAGTCATACTTTACTCCTATTAATGTTTAGATTAACGAAAAATCATCAAAAACTAAATCAAAAATAACGTAATCACGATAGTGAAAACCATCCCGTAAGGGGTACCACAAGAAAGAAACCCTATACTGCATTTTCACATAATTTTTAAAATCTCTTTCTTTTTTTCATTTTTTTTTATATATTTTCATACCTCCTATTTGACATTAACTCTAATTTCAAGGTGGGAGGATGGGATGTAAGGCTTAAATATAACAACTAACGACTTAAGAAAAGAATTAGGGGCTGTAGAGGTTAGTAACTGTTTTTCATATATATATTTTTTTAGTATATTCTAGGTATGGCTAAAGCAATTGAAGAATTAATGTGTATGTCCGCAAAGGGACAGGAGTACGTATTGTCTCGGTTCAATGATAAGTATTGTTCGATAGAGCTAGATAGTGTTGTCTATATGATACCGAAAGCTGTAAATCAACTTATCAAAGACTTAATCCAACAGAATGCGAATGAGAAAATACAGGGTAAATAAAGTTCCATATACTGTATTTGATAACATTAATGAAGTTCCTCTTGATATAAGAGCAAAGATTATTGACGACTGGAAAGCTGCTGAGATAGGAGATTGGGTAACGGCTGACGATGGCTCTATAATGGAAGTCCTACGAAAAGGTAAAATGGGAAGGACTAAGGGGAAGGATAGAATACGATATAACATAGGTACTTGTACAGGTACTTATCCTTGTGTAGAGGGTGCAAAGTTCTCCAGTGAAAAGATGGATAATATTTATTCATTTGGTGGAAAGTTTTCTATAGATTATATATTAGACAGAGACAAATTAACAAAGAAGGAAGAGGTATTTGTTAGTTTTCTGTCAACAGGGATGCCTATGCAAGAAGCATATTTAAAAGCATTTCCAACTAATGATGAGGGTTATGCCTTAAGTGCTGCTAAAATTTTAACATCAACGGAGAGAGTAAAAACTGCTATGAAGAAAGAATTAGAACCAGTAATGGAAGAATTGGGGATTACCCCAGAATATGTATTAGGAACTATTAAAATAATGGCAGATGACGCTGAGAGAGATGAAACTAGACTAAAGGCTCTTATGAAGTTATCTGATATACTTGATTTAGAAGACAAGACAAGTACTAAGGTTACTCAAATAAGTGGGGCTATTTTCAAAGGATTTTCCGATAAACAATTAGAAGATACTAAGCGACCACTTCTTGAAGTGCATGAAGGAGGTCTGGCTGATGGCTAATCAAGACATATATATACCTAAAGATACTATTGAAAAAACAGATAAAAGAACCCCGTGGGAAAGACACGATGAATCCTAATGACAAAGTAGTGGATGATTTTAGGAAGGATGATGAAGGGAATGTAATAGGGTGTCCTAAATGCGGTGCAAGAGCGATGAGGAAGGATGGCTTCAGTTATTATAAAGAAAGCAAAAAACAAACATGGCATTGTAATGCCTGTGGTAAAAAGACATTAAAACCTACCATTGTTGAGGCTTCCCCATTCACAGTTGCTGACCGTGACCCTGACATGGTTCCCATAGAAGAAATTATAGATTTTAGGAAAAAGCAATATGACCAGAAATTAAAATCAAAAGAGACTAGAAAATTAGTAAATATTGATATACATACGTCTGGTCCAATAGGTATTGCACATTTTGGAGACCCTCATGTTGATGACGATGGAACTGATTTATCACAAATTATTCGTTACATGGATGTTCTCAATGAAACCGATGGTATGTATTGCGGTAATCTTGGAGACATTCAAAATAATTGGATTGGGAGGTTGGCTACTTTATATGGTCAACAATCGACTTCTGCGAAAGAATCGTGGAAATTAACTGAGTATTTTGTAAATAAAGTAAACTGGTTATATTTAGTTGCTGGCAACCATGATGTATGGAGTGGAGATGGAGACCCATTAGAATTTATCATGCGTGACCATAGAGGCTTGTATGAGAGATGGGGTGCCAGAATGAATCTGAAATTTCCAAATGGTAAGGAAATCAGAGTAAATGCTCGTCATACTTGGAAAGGTAATAGTATGTGGAACTCTGCTCATGGTGTAGCAAAAGCTGCTCAAATGGGATGGAAAGACCATATTCTTACTTGTGGTCATACTCATGTTGCTGGCTATCAAGTTATTAAAGACCCCTCCTCTGGTCTAATAAGCCATGCTTTGCAGGTTGCTTCTTTTAAAATAATGGATAATTATGCTGATAAACTTGGTCTTGATGATAAGAATATCTTTAATTGCCCAGTAACTATTATAGACCCTAGATATGATGATGATGATAATAGATTGATTACTACTATATTTAATCCATTAACAGCGTGTAAATATTTAAATTACCTTAGAAGTGATAAAAGTAAAAAGGGGGAATAAGCACCCGAAAGACAGGATTGTATTTGTCAATAATCATCAAATCACATATGAAGAACTTGCTAAAATATGTGTTATTTTTTGTACGAATGAAGATAATATATATCCACCACCACAATTTAAGGGAGGCGAAATGTTAAGAGAATTTTTGAATGAATGTATGATAAATCGCACAGTTAATGAGGATACTTTAAAAAAATACAATTTATGAAGAAAAGAAATACATATACCAAACATGATTTAAGAAGAGCAATAGAAGACTTATATAGAGGCACTGAACATACACTACAAAGATTAACAACCTTTGAGACAGTATTCAATGAATATATTGCTATGGAAGGTAATGAGGTTAGATTCAGGGAGTTTTTAGATAAAAAATATGCAATAAAACCAGATAAGACTCCAAAAGCAGATAATAAGGTTAAAAAACAGAAGAAAACTTGACCATTTTTAGTATATAAGCTTAAATTAAGGGTGTATATGGCTAATATAAACTCTCAAAATGTATCAAAAGCAGAAGAACACTTACTTTTAGCTTATCAAGATTTAATTGCTTTTGGTAAATTATTCCTTCCTGGGGATTTTGGTAAGTCCGAATCTCCTGTATTCCACTATGAAATAGCAGATGCATTATTAGAGCCTACAACAAAGTCATTGGCTCTTATATTACCTCGTAGTTCTGCTAAGACTCAATTATTTAAAACATTTTTACTTCATAAGATACTATTTAAAAATCCAGATGAATTAATGTTTCTGGCTTGGGTAAGTGATAACCATAGAAAGTCAATATTAAATCTTCAATATATTAAACAGCATTTAGAAACTAATGAAAAAATTAAATACTATTTTGGGAATATCGTTGGGACTAAGTGGACAGAGACTGATATTGTAACTTCTACAAATGCTAAATTAATTAGTAGGTCTAATTTATCAAGTGTTCGTGGTGAAAACTATTTAGGGAAAAGATATGATATTGTGGCACTTGACGATACAGAAAGTGAGACTAATACAGTTACTCTTGATGCGAGAGAGAAAATTAAGAACATTGTTTATAATGGGGTCAAACCTGCTCTTGATGTCAATGGGAGGCTGGTATTTGCTGGGACTCCTGTTCATTTTGATAGTTTATGTCAAAACATTTTAGATTCATATTTAAAAGCAAAAAATAAAGATGATTATACTTGGGATGTTATCCATTATAAGTCTACACAGCCAGAAATGGAAGGTGGAGTATTATGGAATTCCTATATGCCGAGAGAGAAGCTTAATAGGATTAAAAAGGAATATCAACAAGCTGGGAGAATACACGGGTATTATCAAGAATATGAATTAGAAGTGCAAAATGAAGAAGAGGCTGTATGGGGTAGGAAATATATCAAATATCACGATGCTTTTTATACCCATGAAGATGGTATGAATTTTATAGTTATAGAAGGTGAGAAAATTCCAGTAAATACATTCTCTGGTTGTGACCCTGCGACAGACATAAACACGAAAACATCTGATTTTAGCGTAATAATGACAGTTGCAATCACACCAGAGAACCATTGTTATGTTTTAGAGTATGAGAGACATAGGAGTATTCCTACTATTGCTCAAAGAGATTCTGATGATAATATTCTAGGGAAGAAGGGAGTGATTGATTATGTAATGGATATGCATGAGAAATATCATTGTTTAAGTAGTACGGTAGAAGATGTCGCTATGAATAGAAGCGTATTCCAATCTCTTAATGATAGACGAAGAATCACAAATAAATTTGATATTGCTGTTATTGCTGAGAAACCTGGGGGGAGAGAAAAGCGTAATAAGATTTATTCTGGGCTATCTGGCAGGTTTAGTAGTGGTAGTATTTATATAAGAGAAAGTATGTTTGATTTAGTCCATGAGATAACAACTTTTGGACCAAAGATGGCTCACGATGATACAATTGAAACATTATTTTATGCTACTTTACACGCCTTTCCGCCAAGTGTAAAGAGTAAGGAAACTAAGGGTGGAATAAGACAATGGTTTAAACCAAAACCTAAAGCTAAAAATTGGATAACCGCATAAGTGGGTAGTTTGACTAACCACTACTAAAAAGGAAATAGATATGCCACAATACGAAAAATATGAAGGCGAAAGCCAAGAAGCAGCTGACGCAAGAATAGCAAAAAATATACAATCAGATGAGCTTCCTTCTCAGGAAAGAGCAGCAGTTAAAGAAACATATGATGATGAAGACTCATATAGTGAAGGAGAGAGCGATGGGTATATGAAGAATTTTAATTATCTTCTTAAGAATATGCCTGGAGATGCAAAAATGAGTGAAATAATCGGCTGGGATGACAATCGAGACGAAGTTGGTCTCTATGCAGTTAGGACGGATGAAGGACTTAAATTTGTGTATGGGTTGACAGACAGGTGGACTGGATATGGAAAAAGAGGTAATCCTAATTATAAAACAAGTGCTGATGCTAAATATGGTAGTGCAAGAAAGAAGAGTGATAATGGTGATTTCCTATCTTACGAAGATGCTTATGAAATTTATAAAAGACAAGCAAAGAGAAAAGAGCCTGGAATAACTGAAAAAGTTATGAAATCAATATCTAATTATATGGGTGGAGAAGAATAAAATGCGCCCTGATTGGAATGATTTGCTTGCCGCGCTTTCTAAAAGCAAAGTTGCAACGGATTTAACATCGGCTGCGTTAAAAGCAGTAAATGTTATGGGAGAAGCTGGTGTCCCAGGCGCTACGTCTATAATGGAATGGGCAGATGATAAGGCTTTTAAAATAGGGGCGCAGGGTGCGAATCCTGGCAGAAGCAGAAGTGGAATACAGGCTGTCACAGATGGTAGGGAACCCACACCCAAGATAGAGGGACACTTTGATAACTTCGGAGAAAATTATAGTGGGATATATGATGAAAATCAATCACTTGCAAATGTAGAAAAAACTAAGGATGACCCTAATTTATTGAAAATTTTTTTAGGAATAGATGAAAATACTCTTCTAGAATCTGAACATAAACCTACTTCTTGGACTAAAGGAGACCCAGAACAGGGGTGGAGAAGTATAAAAGATTATTCTAATCTTGATGTAACTAGTACGTCTGACTTTCCTTACCTTGCTGACAAGGACCCTTCTATGAAAGATTATTATGTAAAAGAATGGGGAAATCTAGAATATGACGGTATTGTTAACGAAATAAATTCTATGAGAAATGCTGTTGCTAGAGATGAATATACTCCAGATATGGCTGTAAAAAGAAAATCTTTTCCTGGATTGAAGTATGATACTAGGGTAAACGTAGGGCATCTGACAAAATCCATTGGATATGATACAGATAAAAAACAATACTATATGAGTGTTGCTGATGTATGGGATTTTGAACCAGAACTATACACAAAGATATGGGGAAGTGGGTTAAGGGACGAATACTATTCTGCTTCTAATAGTCTTGATGAAGAAACATATCTTCAGTCGTCTCTTATGCAGGCATCTGGGAAATCTATTGGGCTATATGACAGATACTATCTTGACGATAGTTATATGGATGATTGGTATGGTTCAGAAGATGAAGGATTAGACGATATGGAGAGCAAGCTAATGCGTGTTATGTCAGATTAATAAATTAATGGAGAGTAAATAAAATGGCTAAAATTAAAGCAGCCGATAGAATAAGAGCATTATTTAATTCAGCAAATTCATCAACTAGATGGCAATGGAAGAGAGTAAACCAGAAGGGATACGAGTATGCCAATGACAACCAATTATCTAGTGCCGATAAAAAAGACCTTGAAGAGCAGGGAATGCCTACATTTACAATTAACAGGATTAGCCCAGTCGTTGAGATGCTTAATTTTTATGCAACTGCGAATAACCCAAGATGGCAAGCCATAGGGAAAGAAGGGAGCGATAGTGATGTAGCTGCTGTTTTTAGTGACTTGGCTGAATATGTATGGCAATTATCTGATGGTGACACATTATACTCCAATGTTATAAATAATTGCATTACTAAATCTTTGGGATATATGCTTATAGATATTGATGCTGATATGGATAATGGAATGGGTGAGGTTGTAATAAAGCAACCAGAACCTTTTGATGTTTATGTTGACCCAAAGAGTAGGGATATTCTTTTTAGAGACGCTGCCTTCGTTCTCATTAGAAAAATTCTTCCCAAAAGTCATATGATAAAATTGTTTCCAGAATATGAGAAAAAACTTAAAAAGGCATCTAGTGAGCATCTATCTTATGATTCTGCTTCTTTTCGTTCCCAAGATGGGGAGACACATGATTTTTATCATGATGATAATGATATTATTGCTATAGACCCAGAAGAAGGATACGAAGAAGAAGTTCAAGAGTATTTTGAATTATATGAGAGAATAAAAGTTCCTTTTATAAATGTATTTTATAGAATGATGCCTAGTCCAGAGGAGTTGGAACAAATTAAGCAACAAGTTCAAGTTAAAATGCAAGAAATGGCTGAGGAAATGCAAGTCGCCTTAATGGAACAACAACAGAAAATGGAACAGGCTGTCCAGAGTGGTGAGATGCTCCCAGAGAGATTTCAACTTGAGATGAAAAAAGCACAGGAGCAAATGCAACAACAATTACAGTCATCTGAGCAGCAATATATGTCTCAACTCCAACAAGAGGCATCTAAAGTAGAGAATAAAGTAGTTAGTGAAAAAGAATTTAAGTTATTGCAAAAAGATAAAACTTTCGCTTCGATGATTGTTGACTTTGCTAAATTTCATGATACTAGATTAAAACAAACTTGTATTGTTGGGGATACCTTCCTTTATGAGAAAGTTTATCCAGAAATGGTAAAAGATTATCCTGTTATTCCTTATCATTTCAAGTGGACTGGAACTCCTTTGCCTATGTCAGCAGTTTCTCCACTCATAGGTAAGCAAACTGAAATCAATAAATCTCATCAAATCATGGTACATAATGCATCATTGGGTTCATCTTTAAGATGGATATATGATGAAGGTTCTATTGATACGGAGATTTGGGAAAAATATTCAAGTAGTCCTGGGGCGTTATTACCAAAGAGGCAGGGTCAAGAAGCACCTCAGCCAATACAACCTATGCCATTGTCAAATGCTTTCTTTACTATGGTTCAAGAAGGCAAGTCTGATATGGAATACTTATCTGGTATTTATTCATCCATGCAGGGGAACACTCAACAACAACATGATACATTTCGTGGAATGTTAGCTATGGATGAGTATGGTACTAGAAGAGTTAAGCAGTGGATGAAACACAGTATCGAACCAGCTCTTAGGCAAACTGGAAGGGTTATAATGCAATTTTGCCAAGCAACATATTCTGCTAATAAGAGATTTAGAATTATACAGCCAAGTGCATTACAGGAAAATAGGGAACAGGAAATCAATATTCCAATCTATAATGATATGGGGAATGCGATAGGTAAATCTATGGATGTGCAAACTATGAAGGCTGATATTACTGTTGTTGCTGGCTCTACATTACCAGTAAACAGGTGGGCTTATCTGGCTGAGTTAAAAGAGCTATTGAAATTTGGGGTTATTGATGATATAGCAGTGTTAGCAGAGACAGATGTAAGAAATAAGGAACAGATTGCTGGTAGAAAATCTCAATTAGCTCAACTTCAGGGTCAATTGCAACAAGTACAAGAGGCTATTAAGGATAAAGACGGTACTATTGAAACTCTTGAAAGACAACTTGTACAGGCTGGTATTAAAGGCAAAGTCATGCAGGCTGAAATGGAAATTACTAAAAGCAAGGAGCAAATAAAGGGTGGGCTAAATAAGCAATTTGTCCAAACTGAAGGTGAGCAAAAGCTCTTGAGAAGCACTATGCAGAATGAAGCCGCTACCAAAAGCAAGGAAATGGACATGGTGGCAGATATGGTAAAAAATGATTTGCAGAATGAAAAAGAATAATAGTAAATTAATTCAACTTAAAAGGGATAAATAAATGTTAGAAAACAACCCTAACATCGAAAACTCTGATTTGGGTGATACAGATGTGATTGAACAACAATCTCCTGCTAATGCTCAAAACGACTCCGATGTTAATGAATTTTTCAACGCACTCGATAAAGAAGTTAATGATATTGCTTACGAAGACGTAAACGATATAACCGAACAGGCAACCCAACAAGTTCAAGCTGACCCTCCAATGGCAACTCAGCAACAAGAACAATATGTTGGCTCCGATGATAATACGGTTCAGTCAGATGGTAACACGGACTGGAAAAAGCGTTATCAGGATAGTAGTAGGGAAGCACAAAAGTTAAACGAGCAGTATAAGCAAGTTGAACCTTTTATCCCTATACTAGACACAATGAAGAATGATAGTGGCCTTGTAGACCATGTTCGTGATTATTTGGAAAATGGTGGAGCACCCGCTAAATCTGTACAAGAGCAACTCGGATTAGATGAAGATTTTATCTATGATGAGCAGGAAGCGATGACTAACCCAGAATCTGATTCTGCTAAAGTTAGAGAAGCGCAAACTGGGGCTATTGTAAATAGAAGGATTCAGCAGGTTCTTGATAATGAAAGACAAGTTGCAGAACAGGCAAGAGCAGGTCAAGCTAGAAAAGAAGAAGAAGAGGCATTTAGGAAAAAGCATAATATGTCACAAGAAAACTTTGATTCTATGGTTGATAGGGCGAAACAACACAGATTATCTTTAGAAGATATTAATTATGTGTTGAATCGTGACCAAAATGCTACAAATGTTCGCAACTCTACTCAAAAAGAAATGTTAAGCCAAATGCAAAATGTCCGAAATATGCCTACTAGCCAAAGTAACCAGAACAATACAAGGGAGACTAAATCTAGTGAAGAACAGATGTTTGACTCCGTATTCGGTACTGGTCCTAATGATTCTTCAGGCTTGTTCGGATAAACATATAAAGAATTTTTACTCTTAGCCAAGAGTATTGATTGTTGTTTTTCCGCTTTAAATAACCTAATTACCTAAATAGGTAAGGAGAAATAACATGGCTGATGATTATTCACGGATTAACAGGGGGGTAGCACCTCTCGATACTCCGCACACAATAGACGCGCCAACACAGGCGCAACCTTGGGGAACTGATAACTTTGAAGTCCCTAACGTAAACCAACGAGGGAGAACGCCAGCGTCACCAGACATAGGCGACCTTCAACGAAGATACGACTTCGGAAACACCTACACAAAGCTCAGTTTCCAACGAGACCCCTTCCAACACCTCCTCTTAGCAGGAAAGAAGAAGAAGTTTGTCTCAGATAGCAAATTTGAATATGCTATTAAAAGAGCAACTAACACCTACAAGAGATATGGCTATGTTGCTGGTCTTGATGTAGATGCTTCTGCAGCGCATGCAGACGTAACTCTAACGAGTACTCAAGCCGCTTGGAATGATGCTGCTTATGCTCATCTGCTTTCTAATGCAGGTGGTTTTAGTGATGCATTTGATGATGCTCAATTAAGTACAGTTGCTGATAGCAACTTTAGTGTTCTTATGATGGGTGACTACAAGATTAGTGGTAACCTTTCAAACAAAGTTGATACAACTGGAGCTAAGACATTCACTCTAGGAGAATCACTAACTAAGCCTAATTGGTTCTTACCGAATCAAATTATCAGAATCCCAGTTGGAACTTCTGCTAAAGTGGTAAAAGACTACGTTATGGCTCGGATTATTAGTACTTCTGATTGTGTTGTTAATAATAATGCAACCCCAGCTGTTCAAATTGCTCAAGGCACAATGCTTTATTGCAAAGTGATTAAAGCTGTTGCTGCTTCTGCTAATCAATATGTTACATCATTGAGTAGTAACACAGCTCTACTTGACGTTTCTCATGGAACAGGGGCAGACTCTATTGCTGAGAAACTAGAACCAAAGCGTACATACATTGCTGGTTCAGCGTACCACGAATTAAGTGGATATGGTGAAACTTGGAAGTCTCAACCATTCTCAACCGATTATGGTTATACTCAGATTTTCAAGAACACAGCTATGATGAGTGGACGTGCTATGGCTACTGCTCTAAAATTCGGGGAAAATCCTTGGAAGAATGAGTGGGCTGAAAAAATGGCTGAAATCAATTGGGATATTGCCCAAGCTGGTTACTTTGGTGAGCAACACATCGATACTGATGGAATTACTTACACAGAAGGTCTTGTGAATTTCGTCCTTAATAATGGAAGCATTTTTGACCTCACTACATCCACAAAGACAGTTGATTCTTTTATGGATGATTTGAGCGCATTAAATGACCCTCGTTTTGCGATTGCCCAAAAAACATCACCAGTATACTATTGTAATACTCAGGTGTGGAATTGGTTAGCTAAACTTGGTGGCTTCATGAAGAATAATGCTGAAATTAGTCCTAACTACTCCATGCAGTTTAGTGGTCGTGGAAAAATGGCTGGTGTAAGCTATCGTCAATTTGATGTTGATGGCTCTTCAATCCGTGTTGTTCGTGACATTCACCTAGATGGAACTAATGTGAAAATGATTGCTGCTAATATGCAAGCTTGTCACACAGTTGCTCTTAAAGCGAATGGAATTAACCGTGACATGGCAGTGTATCCAGGTGTTAAAACAATCAAAAACTCTGGTGAAGATTATAGGGTTGATTTAATTCAAGCTGATGTTGGCTTTGAATTTACAGCTCCTGAGACTCACGCAGTTTGGTTGTAGGAGTTTATCATGGCTGATAAATACTGGCTCGCAAAGAATCCTAATGGCGAAGTAACTGACGCTCAGGTTCAGGCTCTTAAATCTTTATCCACAGCGGATTTAGATGCATTGGATGATTTATCTATTCCAATGGCAGCTGAGGCTGATTTAGCAGGAGGTGCAGCGGCTTCTGCTATTGTAACAAAAGTTAATGCCCTTCTCGCTAAGTTGAGAACCGCTGGATTACTAGCAGAGTAAACAAAATTGCCTCCTCGGGAAACTGGGGAGGCATTTTTTAAGGGATTCTTATGACACTAAAACAAATGGTAGAAATGGTGCAACAGCATCATCCAAAGATTGGGGAAACCCAAATAAAGATTTGGCTTAATCAAGCCCAAAAAGAAATTTCAGACAGAACTAATTATGGGGTGACAGAAACGTCTTCCTTTAGTACTGTATCTGGAACAAAATATTATGATATAAGTAGTCCTACTGGCGTAACTTTGAATGAAGATATTGTGTCTTTTACTAAGGTTAGTTACGATGGAGAAGAGATACAATTCCTTAGAAACCCAGAACACATAGAAGGTTACTAATGGCTAGTGCAACTAACGCTATAAAATACTGGTGGCTAAAGGGTGAAAAAATTGGTATTGGCTATTTATCAACTGATACTAATGAAAATGATTCCCTAACAGCAGTAGATGAAATAAAGGCAATAAGTGTTGTTTATGATGAAGAGCTTCCAGATTTGTCGGCACTTACAGACTCTCCTTCTATTCCTTCAAGATTTCATGAGGCTATTGTGGCTAAAGCTATACAAAAGGGATTTGAGATTAATCCAGACCCCAATTTTTTACAAGTAGCCCAATATTGGAAATTAGAATTTGAATTAGGGCTTAAAAGAATACAAGAATTTAAAAATAAAGCGTACACGAAGGTCGTTAGAATTATAAAGACTAATCGCCCTTATGCAATTAAATAAAAGGAAATATTATGGCAAAAGGAATACAGGACTTTACAGCGCAAGAAAGCGTAGCCCCATACATTAAGGCAGTACAAGTAGTCGCTGATACAGAATATGCCCCGTGCAGAGCAGTTTTTTCTAAAACTGGGGCAGCTCACGTCTTAACTGTAAATGATGTACCTATTACATTTACTACTATGCAAGCAGGTGTGATATATCCAATAAGTGCTACTAAATGCACAAGCGTTAATGTAATTTTTCTCTATTAGGGTTTATGCCAAATTCAAGTGTAAAGGCTAAAGTTGAAGCTCTTATAGGAGAGATAGGCTCGAATGATACTACTATTGTATCAGAATGGGCTTCGGATACTGCTAGAGAAGTAATAAATATACTTCCAGAAGATATGCTTTGGAGTGTATCTACCGAACTTACTGATGATGGAACTGGTACAGATGTCAGTACATCTAAATTTTTATATGCACATAAAGATGGATACGAGGCAATAGAAATTTCTCCATCAATGAAGGGAAGAGCCTCTGACGTTGGTTCGATATATAAAGCTACAGACACTAGTTCTGTTTATTATAGGGAAGGTGGAAGTGTTACAATACTTCCTACTGGTGGAAAGATTGCTGTGGTTTCATTCCCAAATATTCTGTATGATGATTCAGATGTAACGGGAGTCCCAGACGATGTAAAGCATTTAGTAATTATGGGGACAGCAGTTAAGGGGAGACTTAATCAATTAAATGATTTAAGGGTGGCTATAAAAGATATAAGTAATCCAGACTATGTAATTCCAACTATGACATTTGACGCAAGTCCAAATATTGCTGATTTAGTTATTTCGGCTAATGTCCCATCTTTAACTTTGTCAGCTGCTCCTTCAATAACTCCATTGAGTATTGTCGCTAGTCCTCCTACTGCACCAGCGTCCCCAGTCTTTACATATGTAGATGTTAATGATTCTGCTACAATTGCAGCAACTACTATTACGGAGCCTTCTCAATCATCATCTTATGTGAGTCCAACTATGACAATGGAGAGTGCCCCTATTATATCTTCGTTAAGTACGACATCCGTTCGTCCAACACCTCCTTCTTTGAGTGATAATTCAGTAACCTTTAATTTTAGTTCTCCTACTTATGTTAAGCCGACTTTCGATACAATTAATTTCCCAACTCTTAATTGGGATAATTTGAGTTCTCCTATAGAACCTTCTCTGGCAGTAACTTCGGTCGGGGCATTAGGGACAAATGCTCCTTCGTATTCTGCCCCAGTTATAGCCATTGGGACGTTCCCTTCATTAAATTGGGACGTTGGTGCCTTACCAGTTTGTCCTTATTATAATTGGGATACCATAGATGAGGTGTTGTCTAGTATGGTGATACCTAGTAATATTGTATTGCCATCTTTATCGATTGATGTTGCCCCTATCTTAACATGGGATATGCCATCCTTACCAATTACTCCAACTATTTCGGAAAAAGTTGTTGCTGATTTTAGTGCTAGTTATCCTAATTTTTTACCACCTGTTATGGATACACCAAATTGGTCTGACACTAATACTTGGATAAGCACAGAAGAAGATAATGAAATGCTTGCTGCTAGGGTTCAGGAAATACAGGCTAAAATCGCAGAGTATAGTGCTAGATTACAAGAGTCTCAAGGTGCATTTAATAAAGACAATGCTATTTTCCAAGCAATTGTTCAGGAAAAAATACAAGAAGCTCAATTAGCAGACGCTACTGTTGCTAAGACAATCCAATTATATCAAAATGATATTTCAAAATACACTGCTAAGGTTAATGCTGTCATTCAAGAAAACCAATCTCAATTACAAGTTTGGCAAATTGAGTGGAGTACTAAATTGCAAAAATACCAAGCAGATTTAGGTGTTGTCGTAAGTAAGTATCAAGCTGAAATTGCTGGGGAGAACCAAGTAAGTCAGTCTAAAATCGCAGTAAGAGCTAATCAATTACAGGAAGATAGTACGAAAAATACTATGTCTATTCAGACTTTTCAAGCTAAGGTAGCTTTATTCCAGGCTGATGTGGCATCTGTTACTCAAGTCAATCAAGGAAGAATTGCTGCTTGGCAGCAAGAGACAGCATTTAAAGTGCAGGTATATAGTAGTGACATACAAAATGCGCTTAATTCATTTAATAAAGAGAAAGAAGAATATCAGGCTTCTTTACAAATTGCTATTCAAAATGCTCAATTAGAATCCAAGGGAAGCGCTGAAGAATTACAAAAACATTCGATTGAAGTCCAAAAATATTCAGCAGAAGTAAATTCAAAAACATCCTTAAATCAAGGCGAAATTGCAGCTTGGCAACAAGAGTCATCATTGGGTATCCAGAAATATCAAGCGAATATTCAAAATGAGTTAAATAAATTCAATCAAGAGAACTCTGCATTCCAAGCGGATTTACAAGTTAGTATACAAAATGCTCAATTAAGTTCAACTGATGATTCCCAGGCTATCCAAAAATACTCAAGTGAATTACAGGCTTATCAAGCAGATATGAATACAGAGATACAAGAGTATACCCAAAATTTTCAGAAAGACTTTCAATTATGGCAAGCTGAGAGGCAAACAGACCTTCAGAAATACACAACTGATATACAAAATAGTTTAAATAGTTTTAATTCTTCTAATGTAGAATTTCAAGCGTCAGTACAATACGCTATGGAAAATGCGAGAATGAAACAAGAGAGAATTGTATCTGAATTGCAAGGACAGCAAGACGCAGCAAAGCAAAATTCATTACAAAAGCTACAAAGGGAAGTCCAGCAATATACTAATGATTTAGGTAAATATGGCTCAGAGGTTCAAGATTACCAAGCTAGGGTGTCTACGGAAATTCAAGAATGGACTACTAATAACCTCCAACATAGCCTAGCCAAATGGAATACAGAAAGGTCAACGGAAATACAAAAGTATTCTACTGATTTAGAAAAGTTTAAAGCAGAGTCTCAAAATGAGCAACAGGTTTACGCTATAAATGAGATACAGAAGGAAATCCAATTATATTCATCTGACCAAGCGAATAAACTTGGTAAATTCCAAAGCGACATACAAAATTCAACACAACGATTCCAATCAGAATTTGGGGTCTATACTAAAAAGACAGATAGCGAATTTCAAAAACATCAGACAATGATGCAGGAATTACAATTATTACAACAACAGTATCAACAGGGACTACAAATGTTTATACAATCATATACAGCCCCAAAAGGAGTAGAAGAAAATGGCAAGTAGAATAGAGTTCGCAGTAAGTGCGACACCAATTGTTAGTGTAGCTGCTGGAGAAAATGTAGCCGTAGACACAATAGCGGCAGACGTAGGAAAAAGTCTAGGAGGAAGCGGGAGTCAAGTTGCTGTGTGGGGAAGTACGGAAGGATATGTTGCTGGTGACCCCGTTCATAAAATAGCAACAAGCAATGCTGCTGAGCTAGATACACTAGCAAGCATAAAGTTTCTCTTTATTAAGCATAGTGGATTTGAGGATGATGCAAAAACAACTGCTAATACAACATCTTTAGTAAGCGTTTCTCTTGGGGCAAGTGCAGTTTTTGCGGTTCTTTCTTCTGGTGATGCAATAGTCTTACCATTCGCAACGGCTACAAGTCCAGATGTACGAGTTAAGACAGATACTGGAAGCGTAGCAGTGGAATATATGGCTACAGTTTAATGGCTGCTGGTGTCTATAACATAAGTATTGAGAAGGGCATCCATTATGATGTGACCTTTACTCTAAAGGACTCTGATGGGGTCGCTATAAATGTTACTAATTTTACATTTAAAGCAGAGGTAAGGAGAAGGGCTGAGACTGACTTAATAAAAGCCTTTACTATTACTACAACGAATGCTGCTGGGGGCATAATCGCTTTAGAAATGACTGGGGCGAATACACTTGCTCTTCCAGTAGGTAAGCTTGTATGGGATTTAGTCGCTAAAGATAGCTCTAATAAAATAAGAAGGTATTTAACTGGAGACGTTACTGTGACAGAATCTGTTTCAGATACGGTATTTGCATAATGGCTGATGTAACTGTAACTCCACCAGACACTATAAGCGTAACAGTATCTGAGTCAACTAACGCTGACCAGATTTTATTTACTTCTACTAATGATGGGCTATCAAGTGAGACTAATTTATCATCTGCTGTTAATGAATTAGCCTCTAGATTTTTTCAACTATCTTCAGCCCCAACGGGTGCTAATATAAATGAAGGAGATTTATGGTACGATTTAACTGTATCTAAATTAAAAGTATATGATGGTAGTGGTTGGGATAATGTTGGGGGAGAAACATCTGCAGGCACAAATGATACTAATGGTTGGTTAGAATTTGCTAGTCCTACTACATATACATCTGGTGCATTATTCAAATTAAAGAATAATACTAGTACTGTATTTAAAGTAAATTACGATGGTGCTTTACAATTAAATACTATATCAAATAAAGGTACTGCCGTCACAGGAAGATTTGTATTCGATGGTACAAGTATGTACATAGGAGTTTAATTATGGAAATTAGGGGTAATAAATGTCAAATATGTTTAAAAGTGACGATAAGGGAAGACGACAACTCAACTTTAACGCAAAGGAGATAGGGTTTCTCATCAGGATGATAGAAGAAATGGCAATCTCAGGTAAAGTGCTTGAACTCGCTTATCAAACGAAAGTTAAGCTTCAGGCAAAACTAAATGAAATAGCTAATAACGAAATGGAGTTTTAAATGGCTAATTGGAAAAAAGTCGCCTTATCAGGTGAAATCGTAAACGCAGACTTAACTGGCTCAGCCGCCATTTCATCTGCAAATTTGGCAGATACTGCCGTAACCGCAAATTCCTATACTAATTCAAATATAACGGTCAATGCAAAAGGACAAATAACATCAGCTTCAAGTGGAGCAGCATCTGGAGATGCTAATCAAAATGCTTATTCTCATATAGCTGTTGCAGGACAAACAACTGCTGACGCTGACACCACAACAGACACATTAACTTTAGTCGCACAGGGTGGAATGACAATAACCACAAGTGGGGACACAATTACATTAAATTCTGCTGCATTGAGTCTAATTGATGAAGATACTCTAGTAACGGATAGTGCTACACGCCCACCATCTCAACAATCAGTAAAGGCATATGTTGATGCACAAACACATGAGTCTCAATTATCTTTGATTGATGAAGACAATATGGCTACAAATAGTGCAACAAGACCACCTTCACAACAAAGTGTAAAAGCTTATGTAGATGCACAAGAGCATACGCCAGAAACAGCAGATATATCTGATGTAAGTGTGACAGCAACTGAGCTTGGACAGTTAGAAACATTGGGAACTACAAGTATATCAGCTGGTAATTGGGCGGCATTAGCCCTTTTGTCTGGTACAAATAGTGGAAATCAAACAGTTGCTTATACATCGGCAATTACTACAGCACAGGCACAAGCTGCAATTGGGTATGGAAATCAAAAATTAGTCCCATCTACTGGTACATCTGGTCATTTCTTAAAACATAATGGTGAGTTTGGATTACCTGCTTATACATCCGCTAATGTACCGACAGCAATTTCGTGGACACCAGGAACAAGTGCTGGTCCAACCTTAGTTACGGATGGTAATAATGTAGCAATTCCAGTTGCATCGGCTAGTGCTTCGGGTGTTGTAACTAATGCGAATCAGACATTTGGTGGAACTAAGACATTCGCGGAAGTAAGGGTTGATGGTGATTTAGTTGTTAGTGGTAGTACAATTACTTCTTCTACCGAGACACTCTTAATCTCTGATAATTCACTGGTATTAAATTCAGACTTAACAACAAGTACTGATGTTGATGCTGGTATTGTTGTAGAAAGAGGCACAACTCATGATAATGCCCTATTTTATTGGGATGAAGGTTCTGATAAGTGGATGATTGGTACTAATAACGATGCTGACATCAACACAAGTAAGACATATGGTGGTGATGTTGGTCAAATATTAATTAATGGTGCAGCGACTAGTAACCTTGTCTCTGGAGTTCCTATCGGTCACCTTCACTATAATGCTGGAGTACTTTCTGTAAGAGTTGCAGATTAGTAAATAACAACTTGTTAAGGGGGGTCGCCTCGGTGACCTTCCTTAGCAAAAACAATGGGAGGTACTATGCCTTATAAAGGTCTAGATAAAAATGATGTTGCTATTTGTATAGCGTCAATAGAGAATGCGAGTTTTAAAGGAAGCGATGTGGTGCAAATTGCAGAAACATTATCAAAGCTAAAAGTTTTGCTTGATAAAGAAATAAATAAAGAAATAGCTAATGGCTAATTGGAAAAAAGTTCTATTATCTGGGGTCGCAACAGCAGATGATATAGTTGATTTCGATACTGAGGTTGCTAACAATACAACTGTTGCCTCGAATACATCTTTTGCTACCACAGTCCATGAACTTGAGTCTGTTAATCTAAAGGTTAATTTAGAATCAACTTTATTAAGTACTGCTGTATTGCATGGCAATGATAATGATATTACTGATATAGGCGTTTCTGGTAAATTACCAATAGCTAATGGAGGCACTGGAGCAATTACTGCATCTGCTGCTAGGACTAATCTCGGTCTTACATTAGGTGCAGTACAAGATGGGGGAACAACTATTCCGACTGGTAATGATGTTTACGACTTCGTTGTTCTTCAGGGTCATGGTGATATTAGTTCAGTAGTCGCAGGTGCAGGTATGACGGGTGGTGCTACATCTGGTGCTGCTACACTAAATGTTGTTGGAGGTACTGGTATAACTGCTAATGCTAATGATATTGCATTGACAGCGGCTGGAGCTGGAGCGGCTACATATGGTTCTACTTCTGATGGTACTAAAATAGATACTATTACATTAGATGCTTATGGTAGAGTAACTAATGTAGCAACAGGGGGTACAGGTTCTACATCTAATTCAGGTGATATTACAAATGTTACTGCTGGTACTAACTTATCAGGTGGTGGTACATCTGGTTCGGTTACTATTAATCTAGCGTCAGCATCAAACCTCGCAAAGGGTGCGGTTGAACTAGCAACTACTGCCGAAACAACGACAGGTACAGACACTTTAAGGGCAGTTACACCCGATGGATTGAAAGATGGTTATCAAGGCTCAACAAATGTTGTAACAGTTGGCGTTATATCTAGTGGTGAATGGAGAGGAAGTGCAATCAATGGTAGTTATGTCTCAACTCTTAATCAAAATACTACAGGTTCGTCTGCTACTTGTTTGGGAAACTCAGCTACAGCTACTAAGATTAGTAGTATTACAAATAGCAATATTGTACAGTTAACAGCTTCACAAACATTAACAAATAAGAGTATTTCATATGGGCAAATTACTGGAGGCCCTTCAGTTGGTGACGGAGGTCTTACACAAAAGAACTTTACTACTACGCTAAAAAACAAACTTGATGGTATTGAGGCATCAGCAACTGCTGACCAAACAGCAGCAGAAATACTTGCTGCCATCAAAACTGTTGATGTCAATGGTACATCGGGTGTTAATGCAGGTACTTTAGGAGGTCAATTACCTTCTACAGGTGTAGGTAATAATACTATTGTACAGAGAACTGGTAGTGGTTATATATTTGCAAATTACTTTTGGACATCTCCAAATGATGTAGCTAGTGGGCATATTAGTAAGATGCTTGTTGAATCTGATAATGATGGCTATATGCGACACGCAACAGCATCAACTGTTAGGTATTTCTTAGGTGTTGAAGCCAATGCTACTGCTGACCAAACTCAAGCTGACATTAATAATTTAGCTATAACGAAGTTAGGTACTATTACTATTGGTACTTGGAACGCCACAGCAATATCTGTAGCGAAAGGTGGGACAGGAGCGACAGCAACAACAGGCTCGGGAAGTAATGTATTAGCTTCTTCACCAACTCTTACAGGTTCTCCAGTTATTGGTGGTACAACTTTTCCATCATCAACAGGGACAGCAAAGCAAATACTTGAAAACACTGGCTTAGGTTCGGCTACTTGGACAGACAATCATCCAAATAATGTTAAATACTTTTATCAGCAATGGAGTATGAGGTGGTATATGAGATATGGCTATGCTTATTATCCAAGTACTTCGTATGGTCCAGGTTATTATAATTGGAATAAATATAGTATTTCACCCATTACAGCGTGGCAGGATTCTTGGAATCTTGGCTATGTAGTACCTGAGAATGCGACTTTTAAAGGAGCGGAGTTACTAGGAAGCACTAATAACACAGAGACTCTTCAACTGAAAATATTAAAAGGTACTCCATCTAGTTATAGCAATAGTTCGACAAGTGTAACTATCGGGTCTATTTATGCCCCAACTGCTGCGTCTTTCACATCTGGGCGAAGGAAGTCTATGGGGTCAACATCAGCGGTATCTGTTTCTGTTTCAAAAGGAGACATTATAGTCCCCCAACTTAATAAAACAAGTAATCTTACTAATAGCACTACTAGATATTTGCATGGAACTTTAGTACTTAAATTTCAAAAGGTATAGATAATGGCAAGACCAAAGAAATTCGTTACAATGAAGGGCAAGACTTTAGATGTTAAGTCTGAAGCTGATACAACATTAGATTTAGCTGAATTAGATGCTTTCTCAGGTAGCCATACTGATACATTAGAACTTGCCTTGATAAAACAATTAATGATAAAAGTAGATGCTATCATAGCAGATGTAGATACTATATCTTTGACTCCTGGACCCAAAGGTGATACTGGCTCGGCTGGTGCAAAAGGTTCTACAGGGAGTCAAGGAGCGACTGGACCACAGGGTGCAACTGGTGCTAAAGGTAATACTGGTAATACAGGTGCTACAGGTGCAACTGGTGCAGCTGGTTCGGGTACTCTAGATACAACTCAAGCATTTCTGACTAGTGCCAAAGGGGCTACAAAGACAGTTACGGTTGTAGATGGTATAATAACACAAATTAAATAATGATAGTATGTTTAAATGGCTAAATTTGAAACTGCTCGAAGTTACAAGGGTACTGTGGTGGACGATAATGCTATTATTTCTATCAACATCAAATGGCTCGGACAACTCTTGGTACTGGTTGGGATGCTCGTTTACGGCTATTGGCGTATTGAGTCTAGATTGGGAAGCCTTGAAGAAGCAATGGTTGCGAATGACATTAAAATTGGGGGTTTACTTGACAAACATATCGTTGAAGAAACTATACAGCGAGAGCAGTTAGAAGAGAAAGTGAATTTCTATGAAAAAGAATTTAACATCAACCCATTGAGTTGGGGAAAGAAGAAGAGAAAGTGAAAGATAAAAAGACAAATAAAGCATACAATCCAGATAAGATGTTTGAAAATGCCATTAATTCAAAATGGTTCAAACGGATTGCTAAAAGAATTAAGAATAATATTACTCGATTACAATCACCATATCTTATACCATAGAGAGAATATGTTCGGTATGGTAAAAAGTTCGGTAAAAAGAAGTAAATGTGCGAATTATGCTACAT